TAATGCCTTAGGAATTTTGGACATATTGCCAACGTTATCAAATGCACTTAAAAGCGAGCTTGTTTGGGTTGCTGTGTAGACTTTATCACCTGGTGAAAGCATCGTGAAGCGTGCGCCTTTTCCTGCGCCTAGTTCTTTTATATTGCCTCGGCGGTCAGTAATAAGCTCTGCCCCTTTTTCATCCACAACAGAAAGCCCGCCCGGTGCGTTCATGGTACCTTTTTCAAAGAATTGTAAGTTTTTGAGAAAGCCTGTGAGCACTTGTGTATTTACAACGGTTGCCGCTAAAGCCTCCGCTGGTGTTTTTCCCTCACTCAACGAGGCTTCAAATGTTTTCAATCCTGCACTTATCAGCTCAATAGATTGCTTTTGACGCTCTAAACGCAACTGCTCTTGTTGTGCTTCACGCTGTATGCGTATCTGTTCGGCAATGGATTGCTGTGCGTAAATATTGCCGTTGGCAGCTAGATTCTGCAAAAAGTCCTGTTGCGTTTTGGCTGCATCAGCCTCTTTTTGCAATAACTCAATTCGCTTATCAATTTGCTCTTTGAGCGCATCCGTTGCCGCTTGCTGAATGCCTTGTATTAGGTCGTAACGCTCTTTGATTGTATCAACATCCTTGTCGCTACCCTCTTTGTTTACATTGTTTACCTCTGCTGAAAACTCTTTTTGACCTTCAATAATAGCATCATTTACGCGGTTTATTTCGTCGTGCTCTTTCTTTTTTAGGTCGGTAACTTGGTCTGTGGCTTCCTCTGTTACAATGGTTTTTTGAAGCTGCAAATCTTCATAACGCAAGGCTTCGTCTGCGTCAAGCTGCTTTTTCTTTGCGTCGTAGTTAGTATTGATTTTTGCAATAGCTTCCGCGTTACCATCTGCCGCCGCAATTAAATCCGCTTTCTCATCGTTGAGTTCTTGCAAGCGTTTGGCTTTATTAAGCTGGTAGTCGGCCTCCAGTTGCTGTAATTGAAAGTCGCGTTTTTGCTCAATGTAGTCCTTTTCTAATTGAAACATTGCAGCGATTGTTGCCTCTAACTGATCAACCTGCGCTTCACCTGTTTCGCGAGCCGCTTTAACTTGGTTTGCAAGCATGTCATCAATGTTCTGCTGCTGACCTTCAAGCGTGCGTTCTTGCTGTATTTCCTGCAGCTTTTGAAGCAAATCCGTTTGCTCTGATATGTACCCATTGAGGTCTTTAAACTCGGTTTTGTACTCTTTGACTGTCTTTGTGTTTGACTTTGTTATGTTGCCGCTTCTAACCTGTTGAGCATCATATGCCTCAATCTCGCTAGTCGCATCCTTGGTGGTTTCGCCTACATCAGAAAGCTCTTTGTTGTATTCAATTAGCTTGGTATTGCTTGCAGCAATGGATGCTCGCAAAGATTGTATCTTTCCGATTACGCCCTCTCCGCTCAAATATTTTGCTCTTAAATTAGCCTGCTCTTCAGTTAAAGCGCTTCGCCCTCCTGATTGATAAACCCTTTCAGACTCTTCAAGCGCGGCAAGCTCATCCTTATATCCTTGCTTTCTCGCATTCACGGCTTTTATGTCTTGCCTAACTTGTTCATTTGTTTTCTTAATTGTCTGCTCTTTACGCTTTAAAAACTCATCTTCTGTAATCTTGTTTTCATTACGCAAGCGTTGCAAGGCGCTGATTTCTTTTTGCAGGTTATCGCTTCTTTCAGAAACGCGCTTGTCGGCTTTTTTGGCTGCGCTCGCGGTGTATTTATCTGTAAGCTCTTGCTGTCTACGTGCCTCGGCTGCACCGCTGGCCACATCATAAAACGCAGTGGCAAGCTCAACAACAACTCCAATGATTGCCATCCATGGAACGGCACCAAGTGCGCGGCCTGTGTTTTTCACAGCTTCACCGCTTGCTGTTGTGGCTCTAGCTAGTTGAATTTGCTCTAATCGATACGCACGTGTTGTAGGAATGCTTTTTAGGAAGCCTTGCAAGGTTTCTTTTAGGCCTCCATTGAAAACGAATTGAGCCGCATTTGCAGCAAGTAAGCCTGCTCGGTATAACAACCATGCGCGGCCAACCTTTGCAACCGTGTTTAAAATGGTTGTAAGGTTTTGAGCTAAGAACTGAATTGCATTCGCAAAGGTGGCCCCTGCTCCTGAGGCTTCATTAAGTTGCAGCAAATAGCCCTCAAATGATCCTTGTAATTCAATGAATGACTGCGAGAGGGTTTTTGTTCTATCCTCTGCCTGCTTGGTTGCAGTTCCTTGCGTTTCCATTTGCTTGGTAAGCTCGGCAACGCGACCTGAATTGCTAATTAAGTTTGTGGCGGCAACAGCGTTCTCAGTTCCAAATACTTTAACAAGCGCAGCGTTATCATTAAGCAAAGGTTTTAAGGCTTCTAATCGCTTGCTGAATGGCTGTGAGGTGTCCTCTAATGTTGCAAAAGAAATACCCAATGCATCTAATCGATCTTTGGCTTCTCTTGGCAACGCGTCCGGTGCGCTTAGCTTAAGCATTACATTTCGTAAGGCGGTACCCGCATCAGCTCCCTTGAGTCCTTTTTCAGCCAATGCTTCAATGAGCGCGGTTGATTCCTCAACGCTTACATTTGCTGTTTTAGCAACGGCTCCAAATCGCAACAAAGCCTCAGTTACTTGCGGTATCTCAGCAGCTCCAAACAATGCGCCGTTTGCAAGTACATTGATAAACTTACCCGCTTGCTCGGCAGGTGCGCCAAATTGGTTCATTGCATCGGTAAGCGCGGTGGCGGCAGCAGGAAGCTCCATGCCAGAGGCTTGACTCAATGTAATGGCTGATTTTGTAACCTCATTTAATGCCTCAGCGTTTTGCAAAAGCTCTGGCTTTGCCGAGCCAATCAATTTATAAGCCTCAATTACAGCAGAAGCACCACCCTGAACCTCTTTACCTAAGCCAATGGCTTGCTCTTTAAAGAACTCTAAATCTTTACCGCCTGCACCCGTAATAGAAACCAAGTCTGCAATGGCCTGGTCAAATTCACGAATGGTTGTAACCGCTCCCTGTATTACCGTGGATGCTCCAAATGCAATACCTAGATTACTCAATACATTGCGAAGACCACCAATTGCGCTTTGATAGTTACCTACGTTGCGGAAATTATCCCCAACGGTCTTATCGAGTTTTTTTAACTGAACATCGCCAGCCTGCGCGGCTTTGGTAACCGATTTGTATTGGCTTTCTAGCTTGCGATATTCCGCTGTGTTACGCTTGCCTGACTGCTCTAGTTTGAGCATTTGAGCCCCTAGCTCTTTACTTTGGTTTTTAAGATCTCTAGTGTTGCGTTCTAGTTGCTTGTATGCACTTGCCTCATCTCTTGCAAGTTTAGCGGCTCTTTCAGATTGTTTGTTTGCTTTTTCTTTTTCGCGTGCCTCTCTTTCAAGTGCCCTTGCCTGCTGTTCAGCTTGTTTTGCCGATTGGGCATTGAGTTGGTTTTGCTTGGCTTGTAAATCAAGTTGCAGCTTTGAGGTGCGTATTTTAGCTTGCACTAGTTTTTCGCTTTCAATCTCCGCTTTGTTAATCGCTTCAATGTCTTGAACGGTCTTTTTGGCGGCCTTAGAAAGGTCGTTTTGCATCGTGTTAGCAATGCTTTTTATCGACTTATCGTACTTGTCTAACGCTGCGAGCGTTTCGGTAATATCAGCGGCGATTTCCCCAAATGGGTCGCCTTGTACTATATCACTTTTCTTTATTGCTTCTGACATATTCCTCTAACATTTCTTTAAATTCTACGACTGTAATCGCTCTGGTGTCTACTCGATAGCCTATCCACTTAGAAAGATGCACGACAACCTGCGCTGTGCTCATTCCTTCATGCTTTGACGGGTCTAGTTGCTCGAGTTCAATCTGGGCAATTTCAATGTTGTTCAACAAAAATACGTTGTTTGTTTGGACATATTGAAGCCGCAGCTTTGCAAGGTGTATTTTTTGACTCAAATACCTATCTAATTGTTCACCAAGTCCGTAACAATCTAAATACTCATTGTACAAAACAAGCCACACATCGGCATCATATTGCCTTGGCTTGCGGTCTTTGTTTACAAATTGCAATTTACCCTCTTGGCACTTCTCCCAAAAGTACAAAGGCATCTCATCAATGGAGGCCCAGTAGTGTTTTGAATTGCTTAATGTAGCTTTCGCGAACTTTGATTTGAAGGATTGCCAAATTTTCATCTGTGAGTGTTAATATTTTATCTGTGAACCAGCTTTGCTCCTCCATTTTTTGCGTGTCAGCTTCTATAATGATTGCGTTTTGCAGTACACGAACATACATGGAGCGGTAAAAATCACCCGTATCAAACAAGGTGAAAGGCGAATTAAATTTCTTTTTTGGATTGATAAGAGAGGTGAGGCGCGAATAATAGCCAATTACTTGGCCGGTGCCATCTATTCCCTTTTTCATCAACTGCTCCTGGCGTACTAAGTCAAGAACTTCGGTCTTTGTTTTTGGCGAAAACGCGTTGTGCCATGCAACTGCCTCATTTAGCAATTTGCCCTTTCTTAACATCTCATGCAGCTTACTCGTACCTATTGCCATAATACAAAGTAACAAAAAAGGGGAGTTGCCTCCCCTTTTCACATCAAACAAAACAAACAAAAAAGTCTTATAATGCTTTTAAAATCGGCTGCGCTTGTTTCCAAGCCTGCTTAACAACATCGGCAGGAAAACTGCCAAAATGCGCAACCGCTTGCTTTTGTGTCATCCCTTCAAATGCTAAGGCATTGAATTGATAGCGGCCGATTGTTATCACTTTCATGATTATTGAGCTACAAAGGTTGTTGACTCACCTTCAAAGCCATTTACCAAGTTGCCTGATGCTGCACGGAATGCAGATAAAGCAACAACATCAGCTGCAGTTTGAGCTGGGAATGTCAAGGTGTAAAGACCTGGTGTTACAGCAGACTCAACAACAGCAGAAGGAGTTACAGCCAAGTTGGTTGTTTGGTTAAACAACGCGAAGTCAGCCAAGGCAGCACCTCTCCATGGTAAACGATTTACTGCGTTTCCATACTCATAGTTAGCTTGGAACTCGATTTCAGTTGCAGAGTTGACAGTAATGTCAAATGTAACATCGATAAGTCCGTTCAACTCAAGAGCAGAGAAAGGAGATAAAAGGCTATCCGGAATCATCCATTGACCACCGTCAGAAGTCAACAAAGAGTAGTCCATTGAGAACATAACTTTTGCACCTGTGTCGGCAGTTGCATCCATGTACTTAGCAAAGAAACTGTATTGGTTTACAGGACGTGGTGCCAATAAATCCAAAGCCTCTTCTAATTGACCTTTTACGTTACCGCAAACATCAACCAAGAAAATACCAAAGTTCACGCAGTTTTCAGACGCTTTAGCAAAGAATTGCTCGTTTACGCCCCATGCCTCAAACGTTACGGTTTTAATACCGTTACGAGTCTTGAAACGCTCACCATTGTCAGCAGTTTCAAAGTTCGGGTCAGCCTCTTCAAACGTTACATTGCGTAAGTTGTTAAAAGGGTAAATGCGTTTTGATGGGTCAGGGTTATTGATTCCATCCAAAAGAGCTTGACCGAGGTCTACACTCGTTAAATCGATACCATTACGGGTACCATCGTTTGCAAGAATCGGCATCATGTACAAACCAGCAGTAACGCCGAACGGCTTTACTCCAGGATAACCAGTGTTACCAATTCGACCGTTGCAGTTACATCCAGCTGTGGCCATAATTTCTTGTTTTTTAAGGGTTAAATAATAATTACTTGTTCAAAATTAGCAATTTTCACAATAAGTGCTAATGATTTTAAAGTTTGCATCCAACTCAACAGCAGAAAGTGAGCTATCAAAAATTGCTTTATCAATTCCGTTTTCGTTTTCAGTACCAAATTTAGGGAAGTCCCTGCGTAAATGACCAAGCGTATTGCCGTCAAATGTCGCGCTTTGTCTAAGCATTGTATTCACAAACTCATCAACCAAAGCATACAGCGGCTGTACGGCTTCATCTTGCCTATCTGCATTTAACTTAGTCCAATCGGACCAATGCACAAACCAAATCTTTGCATCTACATTGCGCCCGCCACCTTCATTATAGCTATCAATTCGCTCATCAGTTGGTGAAATCAACCAAATGAATGGCAGCTTATCTCGCTCGCTGTTGATGTTTGTTTGCGGGTTAACGTACTTGCTCCACTCCCATTTGGTGTTGGAAAGCGTGCCATTAAAAAATAGCGGTATAGGCAAGGTAAACACCTCGTCTCCTATCAATTCAGCACCTAATTTAATGGTAACGGTTTTGCCGTTTATGGCTGTAACAAGGTGTGCAACATTGTTGATTTGCAAGCGGTCAAGGTATAATTTAAGCCACTTTAGATCACAAAAGGTAACGTCTTGTGTTTGCTCTTCTGGATTAAATACTCCAAACTCAATAGCAACCAAAGTGTTGTTGAGCTTATTGATTACTTCGGTCTGTAAAATTGATGAAATCAGCTTCATATAAACCAAGTAGTTTGAATGCGCTCACCTGCATACTGAGGGTAATCAGCTTTATTCTCTTCAACATACTTTTGTAAGGCCAAAGCATTACGGGCAGCAGCATTGTAAAACGTAAATGCAACAGTGTTGTTGTCATTTGCAGGCGTTCCGGCTTCAACTTTTGCAGCTATTTGGCCAATGCTTGTATTGGTGTTGATATTCTCGCGTACATAGTGCGAGTAAATGAATGAGCTGATAATATCAATAAAGCCAGTCGAGGTGTAAATATCATGGCAATTACTTACAACTGTTGGCACTGAGAGCGCTTGATAAAGCGGCTCATCATCAAAATTTAAGTAAATCAAATCACACAATTCTTGCCCAAATAAGCGGTACATGTACGGCTTTTCGTACATCTTAATGTATTGCTCAATTAAGGCATTGCCATCGTTAAATGCTACGCTCAACTTATAGCGCAGGATAAAATCTTGAGGCTGTATGAATTGTGTAATTGCAGGCATGTTGCTACTCGATTACAATGTTTTCAGTTGCGTCAGTCGCAGGCTCTTCTTTACCTTCTTCTTGCTTTTTATCTTTTGATCTAGTTGCCTTGGCACCAACTGCGGTTGCCTTACCTTCTTTAATCAATTGCGTTGCTGTTAGCTCGCTTACTTCGATAACATCACCTTGTCTTTTAAGGCTAAATTTTGCGGTTAATTTGATTTTCATGATCGTTGTTTTATGGTGGTTGTTTACGCCACAAACCCCGACAAACCGCTTGGGTTAATGTCGGGGCAAGTGTAGCGGTTTAATTACTATGCAGGCGTAGTAATCAATTCTAATGCGTCAGCCATTACGCCTTTGACAAGCACTTGCGTGTCATTAGCAGAAACGAACTGAACAAGAGCTTGCTCTGCGCGGATGGTTTTCAAGTTCTTAGAGAAGTCATTGCCGTCCTCACCGATTTCAAGGGTTAAGCCCTCACGGAAACGAACGTTGACAACTGTAAGGTCTCCACCAACGAAATCAAAATCAGAACCAACCAAAGCAACATCTGGAATCAACTCCATTCCTGCAACCTCGCGGCCGTCAGCAGACTTAAATGGTGGGAGCAGATAGATGCCATCAACTGATTTTTGAACGTCCATAGCAGCCAAGATTTCAGGGTTAACGAATACAGCAGTTGCCGTACCGAAAGCCAATTCAACTTGCAATGCAAGTGCGCGGAATACGTCAGCATATGACGGTGTTTCGGTTGTTAGGCCACCGCCTGTAAAGGAAGTTGCGTAATCGAAAAGACCGTTAAGCATAGTTCCATCACCGGCAAAAAGCTCGGTAATTGTAGCCACCTCAATGCGACGCAACAAGTTAGATTGAATATAAGAAGTCAACTGCGGCAAATCGCGGAGCATCTCCATTGTTACTTTGCAAGTAACAGCGATTTTTTGAACCTTAGCCTCACGCTCTTCGTAACGTACAGAAACAGGTGTTTTTGTAGCTCCTTCAGATATAAAGATAGGCGTTCCTTGCTCGTCTAATTCCTCAACCCACATTGCAACGCGGTTGTTGATTGTGCCAACTGATACCAAAGAAAGGTAACGGCTCACGCGGCTACGAATCTTAGAGATAACACCGGTGAAAGCAGTCAACAAATAGTGGCTATCAGAACCCTCTGCAAACAAAGTAGCTCCTTCAGAGATGGTAATAGCAGCTTTAATCTGCATAGTTACGCTCTCGCCTTTTTTGTTGGTGCTCTCGATGATTGCCTCTTTGTTATCCTCGAGTGTTGCGCGTAACGCTTCACCAAAAGATTTGAAGGTTTTTTCAGTCTTAGCAGCAGGCTCTTTTAAGCTCGCAATTTCCAACTCAATTTTTGTGATTGCCTCTTTAATCGCGGTGGCATCATTCGCGCTTTTCAACTCTTCGATGGATGCTTTGATAGCCTCAACATCTGATTTGCTTGCAAAGCCTTTGGATTCTAATTTATCCTCTAAGGCTTTAATTACTTCTTCTGTGGTCATTTGTACAGTTGTTTAGAAGTTACTAATTACTTTGCTCCAATCCAAGGTAGAAGCATTATCCCTTTGAGTGTCATTAGACGGCTCTGTTTTACCAGAAGTGCTGCTGCCAGCGGCTTCTTTTCTTTGCGTACCGCAACCCTTACAAATGCTTTTTGCATTGTCTAGTTCAATGCTATCTGTATCGGTTTGGCAGGTATCGCAATATTGCTTGTCAGTGTATTCTGAAATAGATACAACCGGAGTAATTGTGTTGCTGCCTTTTACAACAGCTGAACCCTCGATAACTTTTGCTTCGGTAACCGCCCAAAAATAACCGTAGTTGTCAGCTACTTCCTTGTTGACTACCTGAGGATAGTATTTATCCCAATTCGCTTTCTCGCTTGCATAGCTTGGCTCGTTGGTGTCTACACAAAGGAAAAGTTTAACGTAGCGCATGCCAACCGAATGATTCAAAACGTAACCACTTTTGTATTGGTTGAACATAAACTCATTGCGCTTTTGGTCAATCGTTACGTCAAACATCAACGCCTCAGTGTCTCCAGGGTAGTTGACACCAAGGTCAGACCATGGCATGCGCTTGGCATCGGCTTTGAACTGATTGTTTTTCGAGTCGGCAATTACATACTCGAACTCCATTTCGTGCTCCTGGAGCAAGAACAACAATTTTGTTTCCTTTAGTGATTTTTTCCAAAGACCAGGAATGTGGCAGTCCATGTGTGAATCAATGACATTTGTTGTGTTGATGCAAAGCTCTAATTTAAGCATGCCCAACATCGTGTCATCATTGCCCTCCGCTTTTGTGATCAGATGCTTTTTATTTACGCTGCCATAATCGCCAAACACAACATCGCCGTGCTTAATCGCTGCCGTTTTTTTAGCGTGCAAAATCTCTTTGTTAGCTAACACGTGCTTAATTTCTTGCTCTCTGGTCATTTCTTTACAGTTTCATTTTCGGCCATTTGTTTGGTCTTAACGTCCTTAATAGCCTCTAGTTGTTTGGGTGTCAATTTGTCCATTGCTTACCTTTAAGCCTCAAAATTATTATAAATTTGTTGCAAATAAACTTTTTTCAATGGATTTAATGACGAGGTTGCGCGGTTTGCTAGGATGGTCTAACCCAAATTATTACACAACTCAGCAAATTGGCGTTGTCTCTCCTGTATGGGTATCAACAACAGACAAGTTTGCCCTTTACTATGAAATCCCCGAGCTTCACGCTGTGATTAATCGCTATGCAAAGATGGTGGCTTCGGCAAATCCAATGATTGTAAATGACAAAGGTGAGCGCATTAAGCCGAACGGCAACAACATCTTTGGATTGATTGACCGCCCTAACGCTATGCAGTCATGGGGAACCATGATTTACATGACGGCTGTGAATAAATGCGTTACAAATAACGCTTTGATTTATGCACCAATGGGCTCGTTTGGTGCTAAACAGATGCTGCCTTTGTCGTTCAATAACGTCAAGATTGTGCCAACAGGCAAGAACCTCATCAGTGTAGATATGGGTAGCTTCATTGAGAAATTTCAAATACCCACATCGGTTGTTGATACGTATAAAGATTTTTATCCTCAGGATGTCATTTACCTAACCGAACCGGATGGTATTAATTTGTTCAACACAAAGTCAAAGATTGACTCTTTGCGCTACCCTATCAGCAACCTAAAAAAGCAGTACGAAAAAAGAAATGTGCTACTTGCAAACCTCTTCAGTTTGGGTATTTTATCGAGCGATAACAAAGACGGTATCTCAGCTATGCCTTTAGAGCCTAAAGACATTAAGCAAATACGCGAAGACCTTAAGGCCAGGCATTCAGGCGAGATTGTGGTAACTGATAAGCCTTTGAAGTTTGACCCAATGACATTTCCAACAAAAGATTTGATGCTTTTTGAGGAAATGACCGCCGATAAAATAGCCATCATTGATGAATACGGCCTGAACCAACACATGTTTGGTCAAGGTGAAGGCGGTAAAGGTTCCACATTTTCCAACGTTGAAATGGGGGAGCGTCAGGCGTACAACTCAACTATTATTCCCGACACACAAATCATGTACGATGAGTTTACAAAGCAACTTGGGCTCGATAAACAAGGCATGTACCTAGTTCCTGACTTTTCACACATATCGGTATTGAAAGCAGATGAGAAAAAAGATGCTGAATCATTGCTTAAACGTGCTGAGGCAGTGTCTAAAATCAACGAGCTTACTCCACTTAACACTGAGGAGATGCGCAAATTACTCGGAATCTAAGCTCGGCAAGAAAGCGTTTACCATCAATGCAAGACCCGTTGTTGCGTCGGGCGCATCATCATTCTTATTCTTACCCTCTTTTTGATAGCCTTTAAGCTGGTGAATGTACTGCGCGTATTCGCCTATTGGCTCGGCTCTAAATCTAAATTTGCGCAGCACATAGCTGCTATTCATCAGTATTCTGGTTTCCTTGTTTTGGTTGTTGATAATAGGCAAAATACCCGTCTTGGTTTCCTTACGCAAAGACTTCACGAATATTGCGCCCATGCCATTGGTTTCGACACGACAATACGGCACGTTGTGTTTATTGAGTAGCTCGGCGCACATCGGAATAGTTACGTCAGTATTTGCCTTTGTAAATACCACATCTGTAATGTACACGTCTTTATTGACCACATGGCCCAAAACCATGCAAAGAAAGTCGTTTCCCTCGTCAGCTACGTCAATGTAAGCAAATGCGCCTTGGCTGTGTTTATAAACCGCGTCAAGGTCTTTGAACGTGCGTAAGTGCTCAAATAAACGGCCTTTAATGTCAACAGGCTGCTGCATGTATTCGGCCATCCAAATCTCCTCACGGGTCTTTTGGCGTTTACGCAAATACTCCTCGGTTGTCATTACAGCCTCACAAAAGGAATGCAACTCACCATCTTGCTCAATTAGTGCTGGCACAATGATTTGCTTATCGTAATAACCTTGCTCGGTATTTTTACCAATGACATCATCTCGGGTCCAACGCGTGCCAATATCAATCTCAGCGCATCCACTTTCTTTACGTGAATCATGTGTTGACTCTTTCCATGAGTGCGTTTTTTCGCGTATGGTTTCGCTCATTGCGTCCTCCATGGATTTAAAAAGGTCATCGGTAATAGCTAACTTGCTTGCACCAAAACCAATAATTGTACCGCCAACGCCTCGGCCAAAATAACCGACTTGCTTTGAGTAATTAGTCGACCAAGCGTCAACACTGCCTCGGTCATCCGATAGCCTTACTTCGGGAAATACCTGCATGAATTTTTCTGATCGCACAATGTCGCGTGCATCGTACGACAGTTTTTGAGCAAGAGTAGCAGTACAGGTGTTTCTCATTACGCTTTCAGTTGGATGCTTTCCAAGCGTCCAAGCACAAAACAATGAGGTTATGTAGGATTTACCTGCTCGGGGTGGTAATGACACTGCTAACGTTCTGATTTTTCCATCATCAACGTCCTGAAATGCTTGTGCAATTTCTTTGAGATATGGACGTGATTTGAAAAAGTCATAGTCATAGAAGAAACAGAACGCAACGAAATTACTTCGTGCGGCCGATTGCAGTAATGGCTTTATTTCATCATAGCTTGTCAATGAGCTTCGTTATTTGGTCATCGTTTAGCTCAATTCCTTTCGGGGCGTTTAGGCTTTGATTGTTGGTTGTAATGTCGACCTTATCGCCGTACTTCTTAGGCATTATCTTTGATAAATACCACTTGCGCGTGTCTATTTGTAGCTTGTTGCGGTGAATCACATTATGGTCTGTTCGCTCCTTTCCATCGGCATCAATGTACACGTCTTTGTCCTGTTTATCGGCAATATCGAGCATCTCCTCGAATATCATTTCGCTACGTATTTCAGCCGCACGCGCGTATTTTTTCGCGTTATTTTCGTCCTCATTTAGCCATTTATAGAACATATCAGTGCTTAAACCAAGCCTTTTGATGCCTTTAATTGCGCTAATCCCCTCAATCTCAATCATTTGGCAAAGCAACTCAAATTTTTCAGGCGTATTCTTCACCGTTGGGACACCTGTTTTCTTTCTTGGTTGCCCGGCCTTTGTTAATGGACTAGGCTTTTTCCTTGGTGCTCTTGGTTTTTTCTCTTTCTTTTCCATGTTACAATGTATAAAAAAGGCCGACAATGAGCCGACCTAATTGCATCAATCAACATACCAAATTTAGCGTTTTCTGTACAATTTGAAAAACTTAACAAACATCCTTTCCTTTCTTTGTTCGGGGTGTTGTCCAATTATTTCAAGGAGTTTCGGATAAAGTGGCAGCGCTGAAATGGCACGGTTAAAACGTCTATCTGTCATTGCTCCGTGAACAATTAAACGCCCGATTTGCTCGTATTGTTTAGCTTGTAGGTCTTTTTGTTTTTTGCCGAATAAGCGTCTAAGAAAAGAAAACATATTGAATGAATTTGAAGATTGAAAATAAGATGAGTGCCCAAACAATGCGGTAAGTAGTCAGAAGAACAACCCACCAATTTGGGTGTTTAAGCGCTACATTCTGGTGCCATTGGTTGCCAATTGGATAGAATGAAGTAAACAACCTATCTGCAATGAATAGGTAAAGATAAATAGGCGCTAAAATGATGAATTTTGCTATTGTGATGGCTTTTTTCATGTGTTACTGAATATAAACGCGGTCGCGCATTTTGTGGTTGATAATTGACTCCATTTCTGAAATGATAGTCTTTGTTGTTTTGATTGCCTCGATTCTACGGCCTGACTCTCTGAGTTTGGCTATCATTTTACCATGATCGTATTTGCCATTATTTTGAAGTGCAAGCATAACGAGGTACATCCTTGAGCTATACGGGTTGTCCATGTGGCCAATAAAGTCGGTTAACATTTCGGTGAGCTCAACAATATGGTCGTAATGGTTCAATTTGAATTGTCCATCTCTGAAAGCGTCAATCCCCTCTTTGCCGTTTGGCGTGCCGTCGTGAAACAATTTGACTGCGGTTGAAAGGCTTAGTCCTGGGTGTTGGTCTAAGAACTCGCGAAGCTCAATGTAATCATGTTTTTTAAGGTCGATGTAGCTATTCAAGAAATCCGTGTTTTTCCATTTGGTGTGATTGCTATTGATTGCCGGAACGATTGTTAAATCTGCCTCTTTATGGATGACATAGTAAACATTGGTTCTGAGCTCTTTTGAAACTACATAGCGGTGTTGTCCGTCAATGATTTGCATCGCCTCATTTACAATGATTGGCGCGTATTTGAGTACGTCAACTCCTTGCTGAATGATGTCTTTGATTTTGTTTACTTTGCGCTCGTCTAGATCGCGGTTGCCTTTCAGGAATTTAAAGCGGCCGTAATCGGTTGTAAAGTAAATTTTTGTGTTCGATTCGACATGGTTAAAAGTAGTTTCCATAGCTGAGGTATTAGGATTTCACACATCAAAGGTAAATAAAAAGCCAATCCGATTGAATTGGCTTTGAGGTTGTTAGTCTTGTTTAGGTCTATCGAGCTCTTCGATTATTGCCTTAGCTTTATCAAAAGTGATTCTGCCAATGAGTTGGTGGGCGACTGTCAATGTGAGCTCATGGCTTAATACATCCCATTCAATAATGAGGTTCTGAGCCTCGAAATTGACAAGAAAATACGGATAGCCGTGTTTATTCTCGAAAACGTCATCGCTGGCCTCTTCACGTTTGAAGCCTATTGCAATTACCTCGTCATAGGTTGGGTGTAGTTGCTTCCTGCGTGCTTCAATGGTTTTATTATTTAGCTCGCTTAGTGATTCCGCAAAGATTGGTTCAATGGTTGAGGTGTAGTTGTTGCGGTTTTTGTAAAGTATTTCACGAAGTTTTTGCATTTGCTTTTCCTGCCATTCTCTTATTTGTTCTTGTATTGCCATTTTGTTGCTTTTTAGGTTACTTATTCTTTTTCATGTATTCGTCAATCAATCCCATGGTTTGCGCGCTGATAGTGCCCTCACCTGTTAAAAATCGGCCAATGGCCTGCATATTTGTGTAGCCAAATGAGCTACAAATAATCCAAGGGGTCGTTTGCTTTTGTAAACAATAGCGCTCCACTTTTTTGGCGAAGCGCTTTTCGAGTTTGGTTTGGGTCATTTCTATTTTTTATGTATGGGATTTTTACAATTACCTTTGTGCGTTAAAGACGCGCTTCTATCATATTGAAGATAAAAATATTCACACCCCTCAAGTTCATACACTTTAATTTCCATACCAACTGACATACCAATTCTATATGTAGTAGATTTCGGGTGTACATTTGGCTCTTCACAAGATGCTAACACCATTAACACCATTGCACTTAATAAAACCTTTTTCATTCCTCAATTGTTTCGGTTGCACTTTGGAAATAGTCCAAAATTTTGGTTTCTACTATGGAATTGATTTCAGGCTCAAACATAAATACCTCCGCATTGTATTGTGTAGCGATTTCTTTGGCTCTTTCGATGTTTGACGCGTTCACTAGCATTTTCATCTTGATTTCGCGGTCGTCGATATCGGTGTGAATTTGCTTGACTAAAAAGAACTTTTCAAATTGATTTTCTTTGTCTCCAATGATTTCATCAACCATAAATTTGTCCATTTTCATGATCGTGAACTCGCCTTTAATCATGGAGCCTAAATGCGTGTATACGTTAGCCTCGCAGTCGGTGAAAGTGTGGCCATCGAATAGGTATTGTTCAACAACGCGCTTAAATGTGCCGTTATCGAATTGCTTGGTGTAGCTTACTTTGGTTAAAAATGTTTGTTTCATGATTTCTGTTTTTAGTCTACAATAAATTCATCGGTCTTTACCGTCTCCACTCCTTCAACTAACTCTGCAACATTTCCGGTTACAATTGCTGTTGTATGCGGATGCTTGTTATCACATAGCCATTTCATTAATGGCTTTGCAACACTTTCAAATGGTGATTCTGATTGACCATCTTTAAGTAGTTTTAGCTCGTTAATGAACTCTTGCATATTTTCAATAGCCTCTTCAAGTTCTCTTGAGTTTCCAAAGATCGTAGTTTCCAACTCGTCTACTTTTATGTCAATAAACGCGTGTGTTCTTCTTGTTGTTACTTTCATTTTTGTTGTTTAAATGTTAATTACTTGGTTTTTATCAGCGCAAATAGTTGGAATGCCGAAAGCCTTTTCAGTGTCCTGAATGAAGCGTTTTTCATCCGTGTATCCATCGCTGAGGTGAATTAAAATGATTTGTTTGCACTCGCTTAAGTCGAGCGTTTTTAGGGTTAATAAAGCTGTTTGAAAGCTCATGTGCGAGCGAAAGCGTCTTTTGTTTACAAAGTCATCGGCCTTGCCTTTGATGAGCTCCTCACAATAGTTTGCCTCGATCATTACGCAGGTGAACTTAAATGCCGAAAAGTCAAATTGCAGCTTGTAGTTGTCCGTAATGAACAATAGGTCGTCAATGATGAAATTAAGCGGTTCGGCTGCGTCATGGTTTGCTTTGAAGCACTTAACGGGCCCACTAATCGCGCCATGATAAAGCGCTCTTTGCCTATCTTCTGGACTTACTTTCAGTGCATCGTAAGTGCCTGCGCTTGCAAACATTGGTATTCCTGCTCCGATTACTTGGCGCCATGCTTTCGAGTGGTCGCCGTGTTCATGACTCACAAGGCACGCTTTGATTCTAAGCATATCGAAATTGACTGCCTTTTGTATCTCGGCGAACTTTACACCGCACTCAACCAAGAGCGCGGTGTTGTTCTTTTCGATTATATAGGCGTTGCCCTTGCTTCCGGATGAAATAATGTTGATTCTCATTACTCAGGAAATTCCGATGGTTCTGCCTCTGCTTTAGCTTCGGTTGGTCTTGCTGACTTAATGGCGCTTTTCGGCTCGTTTGCCTCAATTTCAAAAGTCACTTGCTCGCTTGCCGTGTCCTCAATAATTTCGTGCTTAATATCAATCGTTGTCGGCTCGTCTGTGTCCTCATCATAACCACCCACCAGGATAACATCCGTTGAGCTATTGATAGGAGTTTTGCAAGCGCGGTTAATGACCGTCTTTTTAGCCATCTCCTCAGTGAAGTTTTTGTGCGCAGGTGAGTTGCCACGTGTTGCACCTTGGTTCCATGCGGCTCTGATTTGCTCCATGGTCATTACGGTGGCCGTTGTAGATCCATCTTTGTAGATTACAATTGCGTAGGCTGCAATAATCTTGTCGTTGGCGATATTCTCGAGCTTGTTAATGTGCTTGTAAATTTCTTGGCGGCCTGTTTTCACGTCAGTTCCGTACTCAAATACATCGTTTTGGTAAACTACAACTGCATTCACCTCTTTTACCTCAGCTACTCGCTTAGCCAAAGCAATTGAGCCTTGGTAGCTTCGAGACCATGTCAATTCCTTGTCGTAAGGAATAAAGTACCCTTGCTTTTTAAGCACGCTTAGACCCTCTACAACCATTTTCAAAAGGGATTGAGCAATACTCGTTTTTGAGCAATACTGCAAAACCGAATGGCCGTCTTTTGTTTTTAGGTCTGACAAGACTAGCATTGCGCCTTTGAGCGCGTTCTCGGGTGAGTAGTCTTTTGGGATTCTTAGCTCGCCTGATTTCTCAAAGGCTTGCACTTTCTGAAGGACTTGCGTAGTGATGTCCTTTTCTGCCACTGCTGGCTGCGTTGTTGTGTTCATTGTATATGAATTTAAAATTTTAACAAATATAAGTATTTATAGTGGATTATTATTCTTCACCATCTTTTTTGCTTAGAGAATTATGCCAAGTTTTTTCAAAGTAATCATTCAAAGTTCCTTCAATAGGCTCATCACAAGTTCTAATTGTTTCAAAGCACAATTCTTTTGCCTGCTCCTTCTCCATTGCTTTGGCTTTTTCAACAACTTCAAATAATGCAGGATTACTTTCTTTTGTTACTTGCATACCATTTTTAGTAAAAAACTCGTTTACGAGCCATTCTACTGCTGTTTGTTGTTTTTTTGTTTCCATTATTCTAGATTAAAATTTTTCTATTTCTTGTTTTACCTGCTCCCAATAGCCTTTAACTGAAACAACACCCCAATTATTGATTTGACATAAAATCTCATCAACTGCAATTAATGCACATTGTTTAGCATTATGTTCAGGAGATGAGCCGTCTGCTACTTGCTGATAATAATTGAAATATAAATCTCTTGCTTTTTCTTGTGGTGTCATTTCTATGATTTTTTAATAATTACTATTGACCTTCTTGCGAGTATTCTATTTTGGATATTTTTTATGTTTCGCCTGTGCTCATGAATATCATCCGGGTGTAAACTATGCTCGCTTTCGACTTCCAATAAAGCCCTCCAAAGCCTTCCGGTTAGATCAATAACTTTGGCTTCGTTTTCGGTTAGTTCTCTTTTACTCATGACTTATCAGTTTTTTCAAGTTCTGCAAGTAGCGCGTCAGATTGTTTTACTGACATTTTAGCAATATCCTCATCTGTCCAGCAAATAGCGTCTTTCATAGAATATAGTCCAATCATTGCCATCCCTGCAAAATACTCGCGTTTGGTTAGGCCGTGAAAATAAATCTCTCCATCTTGTCCAAATTCCATTTTTTGAGGATATACTAATTGATTTGCTTTGATTTTAAAGTGCGAAATCGCATTTTCCATTTCTTTTCTAGTTGCCATTTTATTTTGATTTTAGGGGTTACACAATTACAGTCAATTCACTAAACGACTTATCCACTTGCAAGCTAATCACTTGGCAGTCGGTATTTATGATTTCAACAATGCTTTCACGTGCGTCGATAAATACAGGTGCAAACATTCCGAAATGGTAGTTAAGCGCGTTGATTACATCAAGGCCTGCGTTTATTTTCATGGCTGTGTTTAGATCGTTGTATGGCGTTCCGTTTACAGTTGCCTCGCACGTTGGAGCCAGACCTCCGTTGATTTGTTCGTCAAACATTTTCCACTTGACAATAGCAAACTTCGCGTTTACTCGGCTCTCAACTAGCTCAATGTGCGCTTTTTCGTATGCGTCAATCTGGAAGGCTATGCGCTCAAGGCTTGCGATTTGTTGCGCTAATACGCGCTTGTTTTCTGATAGTTCGGCAATACGTGTGTTAATATCGGCAATGTGGCTAAGTTTAGCGAGAGATGCCTCTACCTCTTTGATTTGCTCATCGAGTTGCTCGCGTTCCTGCTTCAATGCGTTATTACAAACTGCCTCAGGTGTGTAAGGCTTATGGTTGTCGATGGCGTTTTTCAATGCCACCATATCAGGCGTGTCGGCAGGCTCTTGCTCGACTACAAATGAGGCCTCAACTTCTTTCAAGTAGGTGTTTTTAGTCTCGATGTCGTTAGCAATTCGGATCAATGTTAAGTCAATAGTTTGCGCCTGGCGTTGCTCGGCCTCTTTAAGCTCTTTAATGTCGGTAGCCTCTTTGAGTATTTGCGCTATTGCGTTGGCTCTAGCTACATTGAACTTTTCGAGTTGCTGCTCTTCGTTGTTGTCCATTGGGCGGTGGCAACATGGGCAGTTTTCAGCTACAAACGTAAATTGCTCGGCTTTCTTTTTAGTCCATGCCTCTTTGAGTTTATCCGATGCGGCTTGGCGCTGCTCGATTGACTTTTCGAGTGCTGTAAGTTTTGACTTAGTTTCAGCCTGCTCAAACTCTAGCTTTTGGATTTCAAGGCGCAAATCTGCTTTGCGTTTCTCGTATGCCTGTGCTCGGTCGTTATGGTCTTTAAGTAGCTCGCGTTTTGCCTTGCTTAGCTCATCTTGCCATTTGTAAAGCTGATTGTTGCTATCAATGACCTTTTGTTGCTCGGCTTTGTTCTGCTCGGCGATGTCATCGAGTTGCTTATTGATTTGCTCTTTAGCTGTGTTTAGCTCGGCTTTCTTAGTGTCTAGCTCAGTAGCATCCAACTCGGTTACGGTCATGCTTGTAAGCTCTTCAATCTTGGGCGCAATGCCATCTAATTGCTCCTTTAATCTTTTGCGCTCCGATGCGATGCGCGTTTTTTCGTCTGTAAGCGACTTTCTAGCCTCGAGTAAAGCAAGTAGTTCATTTGCTGATTTAAATTCGTCAGGCGCAAAATTTAGCACGTCCTCGGGTGTTGTATCGCCTGCAATGGAAGTTAAAATCTCGCGGCGCTCCTGCCATTTCATTTTTTCATTGAAATAAAGCGGCGAGCTGATGACTTTTGCAATAGTGTCAGAAATCATGCTTTTGACGTAGGTGTCAAACTCTGCCTTGCTCTTTGGTATTTGGTCAATGAAATACTCGGTTGTATGGCCTGTAAGCTCTTCATGCTCATTGCCGCGCTTCTTTTGCCACTTCTCTTTGTAGCGGCGCTCTAATTGAATGACATTGCTGTCTAGGATAAATACACCGCGCACGCTTGCAACTAAGTTGTGAATCACTTTGCCGTTAGAATCATGGCGTTTAATGCTGAAATCTTGTTGGTCGTGCGAATTCTTGCCGTAGAGCAACCACGTGTAAGCGTCAAACACGGTTGATTTACCTACGCCGTTGGTTCCAGCAATGGTTGTTTGTTGTAAATCAAAATCAATCTCTAGCTCATTGATTTTCTTAAAGTCGCGGATGTGCAACTTGCTTAAAATTAGCTTTTTCATGTTGTTGTATATTGGTTTTGGGTGTAAATATAGGTATAATTATTTATAGTTGGTTTATTTTTTCTTTTTCAAGTATTTTTTCTGCCATTACTTTAGCTTCAGAAAAGCCAGCAAGCACACCTATCGACATGCTAAATCCTGCGCTCTCATCTTGCTTGTTAATAAATTCATTTGCCTTTTCTATTTTTTGCTCTAATTGCTCAATGAGCTCTTGTAGTGGTGTTTTCATTAATTTATTTTTCTTTTTATTTACCATTGCATCCCATTTTTACAAGCGTGTTTAATCGCTTCGTGCGCTAAATAGTGCTTTTTGCTGGCCATGATTTTAGGGATAACGCCCTCTTGATCATTGTGCGCCTTTTCTCGATAGTAAATATCGGCTGTATGCTTGAGTAAAGCATCACGCTCGGCTTTAGTCATGGCTCGCCAAAACTTATCGGCTATCGCTTTGGCTTCAAACATGGTGCCCATCCACTCATTGAACTCTAAGCTATCAATGTATTTTTGCTTGGCGCGTAAGAAAAATTGCTCCTCAGCTTCATCCTGTGCAACTTGCTTTGTGTTCTCGATGTGCTGCTGCAATACAACCTGCTTTAGCATTTGCTTGGTGGTTATGTATTGGCGAATGGGGGTCATGAACTCGTCAAGGGTCATCTTTTGGCCGGGAATCTTTTGCACCGGTGTAAACTCAAAACAGGTGTTTAGGTCATCGAGTGAAAGCGGTTCACGTGAGTTCAACAATGTTTCAATTATTGAGCTTAGCAATAAATCTGATATTCTATCACTCTCCAATCCGTAACGTACTTCCAATGTTTTCAGGATGAAACTCTGGACTGCTCCAATCGAGTTTTTCAAGTCTTGCGAAGAACTCTTCAGAATTGATTGGACCTGTTGCGTGCTCAAGATAATATTCCGCGATTTCAACTTGTCTTGAATTGAATGTTCCGAGGCGCTCCAAATTTCTAAGAGTTTTGAGGATGAATGCGTGACGCTGTTGTTTTGGTTGTGTTCCATTTTGAGTTGTTATTTGATTGTTATTTGATTGAGTTGATTTTAATTTAAATAGGCCTCTCCAAAGGCTTGATATTGACTGATCAATGATTTCTTGAGCAAGTTGGCTATTTCCCCCGCAAATTTTATTCAAGGCATTGATTGCTGTTTGCTCCGTTTCTAATTCCTTGTACTTTTCTTTGTGTTGAGTGTGTTTATACCTAACCCATTGCGACCATAATTTTTCAGCTAAAATAGGATCGTTAAAATCTTGAAAATTGAGTTTTGGCTCCAATACTAATTCTACTTCAGTAGGATTAGTAATATTATTTTCATTATTATCATTATTCTCATTATTGTCTGTGTCGGAACGCAGTTCTTTTGCAGTCGGCTTGCGGTTTTTTTGCGGTTTTTTTGCGGTCTGATGCTCTTGGTAATCGCTATATTTTACTATGGTTAAGGTGGTCTTTTTTGAATCAGTAACTTTTTCAATCATTGATTGACTTTCGAGCAGACTTAGAAAAGTCCTGAGCTTACTTTTTGACCATGAAAATTCAGCCATTAATTTGATTTCTGAGGTAATAAACGAGCCTTTTTTTACATCTATCAATTGGTTGCCTAGCAAAACTTTTGTGTCCGTATGGTTGGCATTCATCAATAAATAAAGCCATGCTTCAAACTTTGAAAAAGCGCGTTTTTCCTTAAATAGAAAGTTCTGCATTACCTTCCTGTGTAGACTTATGTAACCTTGATTTTCTTGGCTCATTTCAAATTTATTGGCAACAAAAAAGCCCATTAGGTTCAGCAGTTGCAGTACTTCCCCCAATGAGCTTTCAATAATTTCTTAATAACAATATAGCTCTGCAACAGCCATATACATAGCAAATATACTAATCTTCTTCAATACAAGGCTTTGCTAACTTAAAAATTCTGCAAACTTCCCGGTAAGAAATCTTGTGTCCTGGGCTCACAATGACCCGTTTAGTAGTTCGTCTATACATTGCTACTAATTAATTCACACGGCCGACCGTCAACTATCGAAACAATAGTTTCGCGATCGGTTTGGTTAATAAACACCTGTTTAAATTCAAAATGAAGGTCGCGCTTGTTGTATGAATGGCTTTCATTGCTACTTTCAATGCCTTCTAAGAGCTCTTTGCGCAGTTTGCTTAACAAACTATCCAAACTAGTTGTATTGTAGTATTCAAGCGTAATGTAAACGCGTTTTGTTTTGGGTCCTTTTTGGGTGCTCATGACTTCACTTTTAAAATAAGTACTGTTTGCTTTTTGTCTTTGTAGCGCGTGCCCACCACATGGATAAACTCACGATCATTCTTTGCGTTTCGGCTTCTGCTAATGTAGTGCAGTTCATCGAAATGCTCTAGCGTAAGCCCTTCAATCATGTCGACGCGTTCACCGGCTAAATAGCCGTGCAGTTCGTAGTTATCCGCTTTGAACCATTTGGGCCCGTAAGTGAATTGTGCGTCAACAATGCGGTAAGGCTCTAAACGCTCGGCACGCTTTCTAACAATGTGCTCTAACATGATGCGAGTTTTATGATGAGTAGGGTTGCGAGTAGCAGGATGCTGCCCCAAAACGTGAGGCGGTGGCGTTCGATTGGTTTCATGGCTTTCGTGTTAGTTCTTCACCTCTTAATGCAAAGTATAAGTTTTGAAGTTGGTGGACATAGTCTATCCGACTAATAATTGAAGTCTTATATCTAAAAAAATTAGGAAGCATTATTTCAAGTTCAGGCAAATAATATGTATTATCAATTTTGCCTTTTTTAGCACCTAACTTTATCAGCCATCCTTCTGTTAGTGGAATGGGC